TATATGTTGGTCTCTTAGATAAGGTCGTACAATTTTGTAAAGACCACGAATACACTTACGAATTTGTTGCAAGCAAGTTCTATGGTTTACCTTTTGAAGTCAATGAGGGTATTTCAAAAGAGGGTGTGAAAGATTATATGAACGCTGTAAGTAAATACAAACCTAGAGATTATCAAATCGATGGGGTGTACGACGCTTTAAGATATAATCGTAAGCTATTGATATCTCCAACTGCTTCAGGAAAGTCACTGATGATATATGCGATTGTGAGATATTTCGTTGAAAGAAAACTAAGTATTCTGATAGTTGTTCCCACGACTTCGTTAGTAGAACAGATGTATAAAGACTTCGAGGATTATGGATGGGACGTAGGTTCATTTTGCCACAAAATTTATGCAGGTAAGGAAAGAGAGACAAACTCTCAGGTAATTATTACAACTTGGCAATCCATCTATAAACTCCCTCGAAAGTATTTTAACCGTTTTGGTTGTGTAATCGGAGATGAGGCACACCAATTTAAATCAAAGTCATTAATATCTATAATGTCTAAACTTGATAATGCCAAATATCGTTACGGATTTACAGGAACTCTTGACGGAACACAGACACATAAATGGGTATTAGAGGGTTTATTCGGACCTTCCTATAAGATTATTAAGACAGACGAGCTCATGAAGAAAGGTCATGTAGCAACGTTAGATATTAATGTGCTTCTATTGAAACACTCACCGAATAAATTTGAAACATTTGAAGATGAAATACAATATATTATCAACCATCAAAAGAGAAATAACTTTATTAAAAATCTTGCATTAGACTTAAAAGGCAATACTCTAATACTCTTTGCTAGAGTTGAAGGACACGGAGAACCACTTTATAACTTGATACTAAATAGTAATGTTCTAGAACAGCGTCAAGTATTTTTTGTACATGGCGGTGTCGCAACTGAAGACCGTGAAGAAGTTCGATCAATTACAGAAACCCAGAATAATGCAATCATTATTGCCTCATACGGCACCTTCTCAACTGGAATTAACATTAAGAACCTTCATAATGTCATCTTTGCTTCCCCATCAAAATCTCGAATACGAAACTTACAATCGATAGGTCGAGTTTTAAGAAAAGGAAGTAACAAAACAAAAGCAACTCTCTATGATATCGCTGATGATATCAGTTATAAATCAAGAAGAAACTATACTTTAAACCATCTGATTGAAAGAATAAAAGTTTATAACGAAGAGAATTTTAATTATGATATTGTCAAAATACCTTTGAAGAGCTAATGGGAGACGAGTTTCACGCAGTCCTAAAATTAATAACAGGAGAGGAAATCTTCGCACTTGTTTCTGTCGATGAAAATGATGGAGACTCTATCATCATGCTCTCAAATCCAGTTATAATGAAGATGCTCTCTAGTCCTGCAGGAAAATATGTTAAGGTAAAACCTTGGTTGGAATTACCTGATCAGGATTTATTTTTGATTAAGTATGATAAGATTATTACTATGTCAGAAGTTACTGATGAGCAAATGATTAAATTTTACAATCGATATCTAAATGAAGATGATGTAGATATTGAAATTGATGGAAAAGTTTCCCTTACTGAAAAAATGGGATTATTGACTACTGTTGACGATGCTCGTCTAAAGCTAGAAGAGATATTTAAGAATAATATAGAGCCTAATAACC